GCGGTTTCTTCGGTTATAGACATAGGGGCCAGTGTTACTGAGACTGCTACGGGTGCAGATGAAACAGTAGGCGGTGAAGTTTACGATGCGTCACTAGCTGGCACGGGCTGGGGCGAAAGCGCGTGGGGTTACAACTCATGGGGCGGGATTGGTGAATTAGCGGTTGCCACGGATGTGGTGACTTCAACGTTGACAATTAGCGTATCTGTGTCAGAAACGGCAACGGGAACAGACGATGTTTTAGCGGTAGCAGCGTTTGGGGCGTCAGTTACTGAGACAAGTACGGGTAGCGATGCAATAACGGCACTACTGACGTACAACCCAACCGTAGCGGAAACGGCAACTGGGACGGATGCGGTATCGAGTGTTCCTGTGTACGCGGCGGTGGTTGACGAGACTGCGACTGGTACAGATGAGGTAACGTCTAGTTTTGTGTTGTTTGGTGATATACAAGAGACAGCAACAGGATCGGATGCAGTAGTAAGTAGTTTTTCAGTTAATACGGTAGTTTCTGAGAGTGCAACGGGAACCGAAGTAGTTACGACGCAAGCAGCTTTTATAGGAACGATAGCAGAAACCGCAACAAGTGCAGACACATTGGCAGCGGCAGCGGCGTTTATTGCGTCTATCAATGAGTTGGCAACGGGCACAGATACAGTAAACGGACGGCCTTTCTGGGAAGTAATAGATGACACACAGACCGCAAACTGGCAGAATATTGGTAACACGCAAACGGCAGGTTGGACTGCTGTTGCAACGAACTAGGAGCATTTAAATGGCAGCAACAACGACTCTTTTGGGCTTAGTCACCCCAACACAGGGTACGCTCTCTGGCACATGGGGCGACACAGTCAACTACGGTATTTCTGACTACCTTGATATTGCCATTGCAGGCACATTATCTTTTGCAGGTGATGGTGCTATCACTCTGGCAAACACTACGGGTAGTGCATCAGGAAACGCAATAACTTCCACCACAGCCCAATACATGGTGATTCGCATTACGGGCACACAGTCTATTGTTAAGATTATCACAGGCCCTAGCTACAGTAAGCTGTATATGGTGGATCACGCAGGCGCTACCAGCGCAGTAACGTTCAAGGCCGCCGGTCAATCTGGTGTTTCTGTCGCTGTGGGTGAGAAGTGTTTTGTGTACTACAACGGCACAGACTACGTCAAAGTGGCATCTACAGCAGTGTCCGGTATTGTTGGCCCTGCAAACGGCGGTACAGGTGTATCAAACAATGCAGCCAGCACGTTGACTATTTCGGGGGCTTTTACAACTGCGTTAACTGTTACCGGAACTACGGCTGTCACGCTTCCTACAACGGGAACTTTGGCTACTTTGGCGGGTTCAGAAACCCTGACTAACAAGACCCTGACAAACCCAGTACTAACAACTCCTCAGTTGGGAACACCATCACAAGGCGTATTAAGTTCTTGCACAGTTGACGGAACAGATGCAGTTGGATTTAGAAATGTTCCCATTAACAGTCAAAGCACAGCATATACAACAGTATTGGCAGACTCAGGAAAAGTAATTTTTCACCCGTCAGGTGATGCTAATGTTAGAACATTTACTATTGATTCAAATGCAAATGTGGCTTATCCACTTGGAACGGCAATTACATTTATTAACATGACAAGCCAAGTAGTAACGATTGCCATTACGTCTGACACAATGTATTTGTCTTCTGCTGGCACAACTGGCTCACGCAGTCTTGCTCAGTATGGTTCCGCAACCGCAATCAAAATGACTTCAACAACTTGGCTTATTTCAGGGAGTGGATTAACATGAGCGGCGCGTTACAAGCTGTTTTTATGAACCAAAGGAGTTTTAATTCGTTTTGGATTGGTACGCTTGGCAACATTGCAGAAGCTGATGTATCTAATTTTGTAGATTCAGCGGGTAATAGTTATGTCATAGGCAAAACAAACGCTTCACCGGGCGATTTCCAATTTGCAAAATATAATTCAAGTGGAGATATTCAATGGCAAAGAAGTCTTGGTGGTGCTGCAACTAATGAACAAGGCTTTGCAATATGTACTGATTCCTCCTCTAATGTATTGGTTGCTGGTGGAAATGCTCCTAATGCTGGCAATATGCAGATAGCAAAATATAATTCTTCTGGTGCTATCCAATGGCAAAGACAACTTAGTAGTGCTAACAGCGAAGCTCCAACTTCAATAAAAACCGATAGTTCAGACAATATTTATTTTGTTGGTAATTCAGATAGTTTTATGATAATTGCAAAATATGATACATCTGGAACTATTCAATGGCAAAGAAGTCTTGGCTCTGCTACCTTTAACAGTAATGCTCAATCAGTTGCTGTAGATAGTTCAGGCAATGTATTTGTTTGCGGTTTTACAAATGCCGCAAGTTTGGGAAATGACCTTGTTATTGCAAAATATAATACATCTGGCACTCTCCAATGGCAAAGAAATCTTGGTGATGTTTCATTTGGCAATGAACGTGGTCAGTCCTGTGCTTTAGATAGTTCTAGTAACGTATACATGGTTGGGAAAAACGGAAATGAACTGTTAATTGTAAAATATAACACTTCTGGGACTCTCCAATGGCAAAGAGAAGTATTAACTAGCACTAATAATGTTAGATGTAGTATTGCAGTAAGCAGTAGCGGTAATATTTTTATAACAGCAGTGCAAGTTGTAGCTGGTTATCCAAGAGCAGTTCTTACATCTTATAATAGTTCTGGAACATTACAATGGCAAAGAACTTTATCTCAAAGTGCAAACAGTATTAACGCTTTTTCTATTGGTATAGATGCTAGTAGTAATATTTATTTTTGCGGAAGAATTGGAATTTCTGGCAATGAAAATTACTTGATTGCAAAATTACCATCGGATGGCTCTCTTACTGGCACATATTCAGTTAATGGTCAATCACTAGTTTATGCAACATCAACTATCACAGATCAAACACCTAGCCTGACAGACACGGCTTCTTTACTCACAGATGCCGCTTCTTCTTTGACAGACTCGGCAACAACCCTGACTGATGCCGCCACAACCCTCACATCAACGGTGACGACTATATGAGCGCATATATCAAACTATCTACATCTGAATATCCACGGCACATTGGTGACATTCAAAATGACCCAATGGGAATGGCAGACTATGCTCATGTCGAGTGGCGTGACCCACCCGAATACAACAATACTACCCAGCGATGCGGTGAGACTGCCCCTGTTTTAGTAGATGGTGTCTGGCACATGGTCTGGTTTGTTCGTGATGCAACACAAGAAGAACTTGAGAGTAATGCCAACAGGCTTAACACACTCTAATCATGTGGGACTGGGCTGAAGCATTTATTGTTGCGGCCTTTGTTATTGCCTTTATTGTGTGGGGTGCGTTTACCATTTTATGGATATGGCAATGATTCATGCGCTGGCTCATACTGTTACTGCTGTTGGGGCTGGTTGGAGCCGTAGCCAAGAATGGCTGTCACGTGCGCGAGTTCTATGGAATAGGCTATACCATCCACAACCCCACAGAGCGTCATTTGCAAATGGTGCTGTGGTTAAAGAACAATGCGCCTTATTGCAAATCCGAAGATTACGTGGTTATTTGGAACAACTTGCCTTCATGGGCGGGTACAGCAGATTCAGCAGAAACTAGAGGGCTAATACTTCGTGGATACAAAGATGCAGTTGATCGGGAAAAGAAGTGAAAATCAGTCTCGACAAATGGTATCCAATAGTACAGCCGCAAGCCAATGTACAGGCAGAAGTGTTTGCCAAACGGGTAGAGAAGCTAGACGCTGAGAGGGCTGTGCAGGTGCAGGTGGACAAGCAAGTAAAAAAGTTTTACCAGTATGAGTACGAGATTTATGAATATAGGATGCGGCAGATCACGATAAACATTGACATTGCAAACCTTAAACGCGAGATTGACAAACTTGTATGATCAAGAAACCAACACCCAAACCGCCAATGGAGGCAAAGGAAAAGCTGACGCTGTGGGTCACGCTCATGGTAAGCAGCACCCTATGTATCTCCGTATTGGCCATGGTAATCAGCTTTATGTTGGGTTTGTGGGCCAAGGAAGTGGACAACGCCGAGATTTTCAAAATGATTTCACCCGCTTTTTCTACTCTTATCGGCGGCATGATTGGGTTCCTGTCTGGTATCAAACTCATGCAAAATGA